GCATCTAAACCGCTATCATCACCATCAACTTCTTTGATAGCCTCTAGCAACTGCCCTTTAGATAATGCTTCATAATCTTCTTCTGCGTCTGCTACTTTGAATTTCTGTTCGTTGTCGCCGTTTACATTCGCTTTTAACGCCAACTTCGCATCATTGTCTGTTATGTTTTCTTTTTCAGCATCAAGATACTCAATCCACTTATACTGTAGATTCCACATATAATTGTGATATTGAAAAGGAGGTTTTTGAGGAATACCGTTTGCATCAACCTGCCAACCATCACTTTGGTTTGTTGATGGAGGTTCAGTAATGTTTGTTTCGTTTGCATCCCATACAGGTAGTTTTGTAGGTTTTTGTACTGCCATAAGTTACCCTTTTTTATAAAAATTATAGCTATAATAAAAAGGGTAAGTTTCCGCCAGTGTTTATGTTGTTAGCATCTCCAAATGTATCTGCCGTAAAGTCTTCTGCAAACCCAAAACTGTTGTCTCTATCATTGCACACATAATCAACATGAACACCAAGAGTTGTCGATATGCTTTTTATTATGTCTCTCTCGTACTGTTTTGGATTGCTGTTTATTTCATAGATTGGCTCTAGGCTTTTTGAGCATAAATATCTTATATCTGCAGCAATGATCGATTTCAAAATAGTAATAGTGCTATCAACTGTTGATGTTGAGTTGTTTATAAATATCTTTGCCTTTATTAGCTGTCTGTAAATATCATCATCAACTCTGTTTACAGGTTTTGGTGTTAGTGTATTTAAAAATGAACCTTTTGAAGTATCATTTATATCTCCAAATGTTCCTGACAATGAGTCCTCTTCAAATCCAAAAGTATTGTCTTGATTAACAGGCAAAAATGGTCTATCAATGCCAACGATATTCCCTATTATGTCAAGACTAAATCCGTTTGCAGTATCAACTGACCTTTTTTCAAGTAAATCGCTCAAAGTTTCGTCTAACGATTTATCAACAAAACTTTCAAGTATTGATACGAAGTTACTTTTGTTTTTAAATTGATCTACTAATCTATTTTTTACATCATAATTAATCATCACTGCACAACCACGCTTATATTTGCAGTATCAAATACTGCTACTTCTGTATCACTGATAGGTATATTGTCTGATGCAGTAGGAGATGGAGATTTACCTACTTTTATGTCTATACCTACAATGCCTTGTGTTTTATTTACAGGTGTATAAAATCTTGAAACGATTACATCATCTCCAAGATTAAAAGTATCATTTCCGAACGATGCTACATCTTCTTCTATCTGAACTTCACTTCCTGCCATATATGTCGAGTCTGTTGTGATTGTAATAATCATATAAATATCAACTGCTGTAGGTCTTGAAAAATATACATTTTGAAGTGTTTTTGATGCATCTTCCACTTGAACAACTACGCTACCAAATGAAGTGATGCCTTGCGGTGTATTATCCCATACTACTCTCCCTATTTCTGAATCATCTCCACCATCAACAATTGCCATAAAGCTGTGTGCAGGAACTCCATTTGAGTCTATTTCTGCTGTCTTATTATCAATAACAGTAACATTTCTAACGCTATCTATAAGAGATATTTGAGACTTTAGTGAGTCAGATAGGTTTTGAGAGTTTCTAAGTATGATCTTTTCTCTTCGTACTCTCAACTCTTCATCTGTCTCTTCATTTGTTCCTAGCGTTATGTCAGTTGAGTTTGATACACTATCAAGACCTGCTACCGGAGTTTCTATTTTAGTTAGTGTTCCTGCTGTTGCAACTACTGGACCATACTCAACACTGAGAACATTCGCATTTGTTACTCCATTTATCACGGTGTCATATTCAATTTCAAACTTATTCCCGTAGGATGTTTCGCTAAGTATCGTTCCTGCAGGTACTACTGTTTCATCTGTTCCGTAAAGCTGCACATATCCATAAGACTTTGTGGCTTCAAGTCTTGATATTCCATTTATTGCTACAAGATCATCAAGATTTCTACCTGATGCCATTAGTGGGTAAAATGAAAAGTATATCTGCTCCATTGCTTCCCACTCCAAAGCCTCACGCTCAGACACTATACCGACTATCTGCCCTAATACCGATTGAGGAATAAGGCTTATGTTTTCACCGAGTGAGTCTCTTAGATCTGACTCTATCTCACTTTTTATGTCTGCTAATCTTTTCTTTTTAAACCCATCGAGCGTTAATCCAAATGACATCTTATACCCCTATTTTTACTGTTTTTTCTATCGTGTTTCCATTTGCTCGAACTGAAAAGTCTATTCGTAAGCTTCTGTTTTCGCTATCAAAGTCAAGATAGAGATAAACTATCTCATCTACTAAATCAGTATCAAGTATCTCTTTTACAAATATTGCTTTGATCTGTTCTATGTCTGGGTTTTTAACAAGTATCTGATCTATGTATGGAATACCTGCAAATATGTCTAAAAACCACTCTCCGCTAAAGAACTGTAATCTAATGTTAAGCTCTTGAAAAATATTTTCATCTTCATTGTTTAGTGACACTACACCATTTGAAATATCTATGTCGTTGTCACTGTTTAGCTTAATATCTATCAAATCTTTATCCTGTCTATAACTTCTTTTAGCGATGTAAAGTCCGACTGAGTATCTATCGCATATGTTCCTGCGCTACTCCCTGCTGTTATCGTAACTGTAGTCGTGCTTAGAACACCTAGTGCATCACTTACAGTTTTTAGCACCTTGTCTCCATCTTTTTCTATCTCAATTTTACCCGATGGAGTGATGGAGATTTTCCCATTTGCAGACTCTGTTCGTATCTCCAAGTTTTCTGAATGACTTTTGATAGGGTTTCTGTCAGTGTGAAGTGTAGGAAAAAATACTGCGTCACTTACAGAGTGCATACGGACATCTTCAGGAACTTGCTCCGCACCATTTACCTGCCACTCGTCAATACTTCGCTCTATGAATATAAGAAGACCGGTATCTCCTTTTGATACCGGCAAAGTAATTGCAAATCCACCTGATCTTATCTCTTGTAAAGGAACATCAAGAAGTGGAGGATAAAATACATCACCTTTATCCGTGAATCTTCTTTTTATAGTTATTTGAACATCTACAGTCTGTTTTGCAGCGTCAAATTTCAACACTCTTGCCGGTAAAGCTGTGTGTATATCTTTTTGCTGCTCTCTTATTGCTGTATTAAGTATCTCTTCAAAAGTATAGTTAGTTTCCAATTCTCTGCCCTACCAATGAAGTTCTCCACTCTCCGTCTCTACTGTCTCCGGTGTGCTTAATGTTGTTTATTCTGTATATTGTGTTGCTATCTGGCTTTTTTACAACTCTAAAATTCAAGTTTCCTACATTGATTGAGTTTGAAATGCTTTTAACTCTAAACCCATACCCTAGCTTATATTCACCATTTAGAAGTGTTGCTACATCCATACCTATCTCTGTTTGTTCAGGTATTCCGACCATTCCTGTCTCTTGTGATATTTCATAAGGGTTTGCTTTATTGAGAACTCCATTTTTTGAAACGGTATTGAGTACATCATCTTCAACTGCATAGTCAAATCCGCAGCTCTTTGATATTTTGTCAAACCACTCTTTTATGCTTCCTGACAAAATGATAGACTTCAATATGCTTCTTTTTTTATTGTAGCAGTCCTTTATTCCATCAAGAAGACCTTTTGCAACTCCGTCCATCTCGCTTGCTAGCTCGTTCACGATGTCCTCTGTAGTTGCACCAGGTGATAGTGTCTTATTTATAGTTGAGTTCATAATTGCAGAGTAAGAGTCTCCGGCATAAATCTCTGTTATCCAGTCCGGCTTTGTGTAAATATTTTTAACATTTACGATCTCACCTTTAAATATAAGCTTTACATTGCCATCGTAACCTGCTTCAAGCTTTACCTTGTCACCTCTTTTTATTGCACTCATGCTGCTCTTTGATAGGTTATAAATCTTTATCTCTCCAATATTTGGATAACCTACCAAAGATTTTTCAATAGAGAAGTTTATGCGAAGCTCTGTAATCTCCTTGCTTCCAATAGTAAGCTTATATTTTCTTCCAAAATACATCAGATTACCTCTAAGATGAAATTCTCAATATCATCTCTCCTTGGATCGTTTTGCTTTGATATGAGACCAAAACCGATGTTATACTGACTTAAAATATCTACTTCCCCGACAAGTCTAACGCCTAAAACTGTTCTATTTTGAGCAATTATGTCAAGTATCCACACATCTGCTGTCGTGTTGTAATTTAGTTCAAAGTCAACAACATCACCATTTATTATCTTGCTGAATTTTTGAGACGGATCACTGCTGAAAGTTATCATACTATACCTCTGTTGATTGTTGGCATTGCCATATCTGCAGTGCTTTTATCTTTGAACTGCTCTTTTTTTGCATTTTTGCTAGCAACTGTTATTACCTCTTGAAGAGTTGCAGTAAAGTGAAGAATATTAAAGCTTTCTTTGTCCTGCGTGTATGATAGCGATTTTATAGCTATGTTTTCATACTTTTTTAAGTTGTTTACATAAGTAAAAGGTTTTTTGTCTGCCTGTAGCTTCAATAGAGCTTCCCACGCTTTTACAGACGGCCTCTCCGTTTGCTCTCCTGTAATAATCGACTCTACGCTGTCAATGATCGTTCCTAGAAAGTTCACAGGAGTATCTGATATTATCCCCTCAACATTGAACGATAAAGGCTGAATAACTATGTTGTCTGCAACATCTGCGCCACTCTCTACAGGGTTTGTCGTTATGTCTGCGTCTGTTTGCACGCTCTCACTAACAAGTGCATCAAAAGTTATCTGACCTATACCTGACTTTGTAGGAAAAAATAGCGATGCTAGACTCATCTCTCAACTCCTGTTTTTAGGTTGTTGAGTGTCTTTTTGTTTAAGTCTCTAAACCAACTGTCTAGCTGTCCTTTAACACTTTGCGCTATTTGCTTACCATCTCCGCCATTTGAGTTCACAGTAATATTTGCCTCAAAAGTCGCACTTGATGTCATGCTGTTCTTTGTTGAGATTGCAGCAGCTTTCGCCGGTGTTGTTATATAACTGTTCGGTGTTGTAAATCCTCCATTGTCGTTTGGAACAATGTAGTCTTTTATTGACTCGAACATACTTTTAAAGTCTTCACCTACTGCGTCATAAGTGTCTGCTAGTGGGTTTTTAATTGTAAAATCCGTTCCTGCTATTTTATCAACTAGCCCAAGAACTTGATTTAGAGGAGTTATCATAAAGTCTATAATATGCTTCCCAATAGATTTTACATAGATAATGAATCCATCAAATGCTTTATCGCCTTTTGTAAATACTAACTCCCATCCGTCACTAACTTGTTTTAAAATTTGTCTTAAAGCCTCAAGTGCAATTGCTACCCATTTGTGCTTTTTCGCCATATCTCCAAACCAGCTGTCCTGCTTGTCATAGTATTTTTGCAGGTCTTCAATCAAAAGAAAAAGTGCTACTCCTATAGCTGTAACTATAAGAGGTATCATCAATGCCCTAGCATTAAGAGCCATAAAAGCAGAGCCAAGTGAAAGTATTACTATCTTCCAACCACCCATAGCCTTAGCAAGTGAATTTACAACGCTCCATACCCTCTTTGCTATTCTCCAAGTTGCACGAAGAGCTGATGATAATTTATCTACAAACTCGGTTACATTCTGCTCTATAAGCTTTTTATTGTTTTTATACCATTGCGTGAAAGACTCCATCATTTCAGTAATAGCCGGCATTGCTTTTGCTGTTATCATGTTGTTTAGTCCATCGACAACTTTTCCAACACGCAATAGGCTATCGTTGAAGTCAGCAGCATTTTGCACATCTTTTTGAGTTAGAAAATATCCAAGCTCTTTGGCTTCTCTTTTTTGTCTGTTAAGCTCTGCCATTCCTTGATTTAGCGTCAATAGAAGATTTGATGAAACGCCAAGATTGTTCAAGAACTCAATCTTTTGGCTTGTGTCTTTCATGCGTGATATTCTGTCGCTTAGCTCCATCATAAGCGTAGATGAGTCTTTAATGCGTCCATTTGCATCGGTTACACTCATTCCGAGCATTGCAAATGTCTCAACGCCTCCGCCAATTCCACGAGCTGCCTGAGATGCTGTTTTTGATAGATTTTCAAGAGATGATGCCATCTCTCCTGCGGAAGCTCCACCGATTTCTGCTGCATAGGTTAGAGATTGTAGCTCTTCTGTGCTAATACCTAGCATTTGAGCCTGTTTTCCTATCTTGTCATTGTTCTCTGCGACATTCTCTGTCAGCTTGAACATTGCACCTGCATAGGCTGTTGCCGCTGCCGCTGCACCTGCTAGAAGTTTAGTTGCATTGCCTATACCTTTTTCAAACTTTTGCAGGTCTTTGTCGTCAAATTCAAACCCAAGTTTTGCTAATAACTCTTCAACTACCATCTTTTACTCTTCCCTTGCTGCCAAATATTCGGCTTCTACTTGTAGGCTTATTGCTTCATTCATAAGATAGACATCATGCAGATCATAAGTTCCGTCATTGAGTTCTCTCCATGTGCAATAGCCTTTCATAACCGGAGTCCATAGAAATAAGTCTATGTTTAATTCTCTTTTGTCTTCCTCGCCTATTGGAGTGATAAACTCGACTTGATTGAGTCTAAAGACTTTCCCAGATTTACTTTTAAAACGAACATCGCAAGTTTATAGATGTCAAAAATATCATCTTTTAAGTGTGCGTCGATGTTTAACTTGATTTTTACCTCTTCGCCCTCTGCATCTCCTATTAGATAAACATTTTTTGAAAGAAGATCCATTACGAAGTTAAACACATCTTCATCATCTGTCTTTGCAATAAACTTCCCTATTGCATCGAAAATCTTTTGTGAGTCCTGACCTTTTAGATTTTTAATATCTACGCCTTGAAGTCCGTCAAGAATACCGCTGCCGAGAATTTTAATTACTCTAAGTTGAAGCTTGAAAGCCTGAGTTGCTGTGAGTTTCTCAACTCCAAAAGTTTTTCCAGATAGTTCGATTTTTTCCATGTATAAATCCTTGTTTATTATGGAAAATTGTAACAGTTATTTAGTGGTTGATTTTACATTGAAGATTTTGCAATAGCCCGAAGATGGGCTATTTTATATTTTACAATTATGGAATAAATATAGGTATCTCTCTATCACCTATAAGTTCAACTTCTATTATGTTCTGTCCCTTACCTCTTGTTATTGTTGGCTGCTTTATAACATAAGTTTTTGGTATTTTTATGCTTTCTCCTTCCTCATAATTGTCAACTTGAATTGGCAATACCATGTTTCCAGATGCCCTGTCGGCCAAAAGAATATTTTGAAAATATGCAACGCTTTTTGATGTCTGCTGAAGCTTTACTTTAATTAAAACAGTTTCATCGTTAATCATAGCTCTTGTCACTTCGCCTTTTGCTCCTGTATATGTTTCAAATGCGTTTGATCTTGCTTCAATAGTAATTGCATCGTCAACGTCTGCAAACCCAGATACCTCATGAGTTCCATGTATCATATTTACATTCTTAAAAGAATATGTTCTCATTTATCTCCCCCTACACTCTTACTTTACCACGAACGACAACACCAGCAATAGCACCTGCTAAATCTGCCGTGAAGTCCACATTGCGAAGTATTCTGTTATCTCTATCTTCAATAGATGTGTCAGAACGCTTAGGAACTGAAATCTCAATACTCTTGTCAACAAGGATATTTGTAGCTACACCATACTTTTCTAGTGCGTCACTCAATCTTGTTTTAACCATTGCAATACCTGCATTTGTATAAGGTACTTTTGAACCCTCGTTTGCTTTTTCAAGAAGCAAGCTTAACATCTGCTCAGTTGTTCGTGAAGTCAAGAAGTCAATAGAACGAATAATGTCGAACCATTCACCTTGTCTGTCAAGGTTTCTTCCACCAGTCATAACACCTGGATAAACAAACTCCGCACCAAGTGAAGCCACAACAGTATTTCCATTTTTTTGGAAAAGATTGTCTTTTTGTACCTCTGTAATGTTAGCCGGTGGAATGTAGTCTGCACCTGCACTTGTGTCTGCAAGTTTATGATATGCCATTTGAGAGCTACCAGGCTGCAATGGAAGATATTTACCCATCAATGACCACGCAGGATATTTAGTAACATCATCGTGGTAAACGATCATAGTACGCTTGTAACCCATTGTATCTTTAGCTTTTAAGATAGCCAAAATATCAGTAGTTGAGTCAAGGACTAAACAATTCGCATCGTTGTTGTCAATCACTGCAACTTTTGGAAGCTGCTCGATGTATGTCGCCATAGCTTCAATGTCTGATACTGTTCCACGAATAGAAGCAGTGACGCCGAGTGCATACCAATCATCATTTACAGCTCTAATTGCATCTAGTGCAGCTTCAACTGTCTCAGAGTTTTCTTTATCCCAACACCCAATCCATAGCTTTGTCGGAAATGTCTTGTTGTTTGGATCTTGATTAAAAAATGCTCGAGCTGCATTGTACTCATCTGTACCTGCAACAAAGTCAATCTCAACAGCAGATAGTGATAGATACTCTTTTGCTCTTACAGCAGTTGTAATAACTGATGTATTGTCAGTAAGCAAAAGAGGAACACCAAAACCTGCAGCAGTTACAAGTGCTGTCTCTTTAGAGATTGATACATCAATAAATCTCTTAACACCTTGTGCCATGTTTTCCCCTTTTAAATTTCATAGTCAGAGCCAAAGCCGCTACCGGAAATTTTCTCGATAGCTTCAACATTTTCGCTCGTCTTGTCAATGTAGTAGAAAAAGAAGTCACACTGTCTTCTCTCTTCATACCCGCCTTTGATTGGCATAGATAGATCTCGTATTGCACTTTGATTTATTATGCCTATCTCTTTTTCATTAAAAAAGTCATTTGCCCATACAGTATCAAGGCTAGCT